GACTTACGACGTTTGGGGTTGGACTTCTTGATGGTCATGTTAGCATCACCAAACCTAACAATCTTTTCCTTGCCTTTGTCGCAAGCTTTTACAACAAACTTTTTACCACCAGAAACCTGACGTTTCGGCTTGTTGCATTTCATCTTAGACTTGTCGATCTTAGCCATCACGCCAACCCTACTTAGACGTCGTCAATTAAAGCCGCCACTATGCATGTTGCCGCCGCGTTGCTTGAACCATCATGACCAATTGCATGAATGTTTTCTACGGTTGTATTTGGTAACCGTGCGAAAAAAGACTCATTCGGACTAATCTTTACAGCGTCCGCTAGAGTTGCTGCTGCGGTGCCGCCATCAAAACAAACATAGATATGATTAGCTGAATCCGTATTTTTTATGTACAGAAACTCAACCTTATCATTAGCTGCTGCTATTGCTGTTGGTGCAACGTTAGCATTTACTGCGGTATAGTCAGTAAAATAACCCGCAATCAAATCTGTGCTTGATGATGTAACACTGGTTAATTTGTAGTACCACTTGTCGTTCGCGTCTTTTGGCGAAACAGTGGTGGTGGCTTCGATAGTTTTGGCTATCTCGTCCGGTAGAACTGTAGTCTTCATGACTACTGTAGCTGCGTCAGCCATGTCTTATCTCCTTTACACTCACCCGAAGAATCCGGTTATCGAGGTGATGTTAGTTAGGGTTACATGGCAGTTATCCTCAAAGATAATGCCATGATCGGGTATCGTTACTTGCGTGTCATCCGAGGTGTTAAACACCATGTCTAACAGCGTTGCTCCACCGCTACCGTTTTTGAAAACTACTTGAGGGGACCCGCTTGTGGCTGTCTTCACATAGAAAGACTTCAAACGAGTCCTGCCTGTATTCAAGTTTCCAGTGGCAGTAGCTGTCTTTGCAAATATAGAAGCAGCCATGTGTTACCTCCTCTAGGCGTTGTTGATGCCTTGGATGTATTCAACCGTAACATGACCTCTACCAGTTGTACCTGCTGAAAAATCTATAAAGATTGGAAGATCATCAGAACCAATGTCTACCCAAGTATCCGCGTCTGTAATTGTTCCAGAAGAACCAAGTTTAATTACGTCGGCTGCTGTACCTGCGGCTAACGCAGTAAACAATTCAGTAGAGGTGGAACTTGTACCCATGCTAATATTTGCCGCTGCACATGCAGTGGTGATATAAATACTTATTTCCATGATTTGACTGTTTGCAGGAATGACGATTCCTGTGTCCGCAGCAGTAGTAGATTGCGACCAAGACGCTGTCTGCGCCATTCGAACAAAACCTACATTTGCTTTATTGGTTCCTACAGTTGTGCCTGTAGTATCCTTTATTGTCCCAGCTTTAATAGGACCTGAAAAAGTTGTTGTACCCATGTCGATCTCCTGTCTGGGTTAAGTCAGTGACCCCATGTCACTGTCAGGGATAACAACACTATACCACAGGAAATATAAAAAGAAAGGGGCAACCTAAGTTGCCCCAGTCATTCAGGGAGGTAATCTTTGCAAAAAGACTACCTCATTGTATCACAAATTATGCTCCGGGTGAACCGAAAACACAACGTGGGTCTGAGAACCCAAAGCTGTAACGCTCACGAGCTTTGAATCTCATGTTGCCAGTATCGAAGTCAGCTTCCATGCCAGTAGACATTGGAGTACGCTCAAAGTGGACAAATCCACGAGGTGCGTCTGTCAAGATGAAGAATGCATCTGGATCAGTTAGGAAGTCGTTTACCGCATAACCTTGTGGTAACATTCCCATTGATCTTAGAGCATTTACATCGTTGTCCGCTGTACCAACACGTAAGTTAGATACCATCAAACGTTCAGCAATAAACTGTAGCTGACGTGGAATGATTAACTTTGTGCCTCGTAAAGCAACTTTGAGACCACGCTCATCAACAAAACCTGCGATGTTGATCAAAGCATCTTCAAGAGATGTTTCGTTCAAATCAGCAGCAGTTGATGGTTCGTTAGCAAACGTACCACCACTTGTAAGTGGGTGAGACGCATCACACAATGCAACTCCGTCGCCACCAGCAGAAGCACCTGCTGTAAAAGCGTTGTTCAGAATTGAAGCAGCTTTAACCTGCTTTGTGTGTGCCATTGAACGAGCCAACGCACGAGTATAACGTGAACCAAGACGATCATAAAGATTGTCTTCCACTGCTTCCTCAGTAATTGAGAACGCAAGTGCGATAGTCTCGTGGTTGTAACGAGCAGTGTATGCTTCGTTAGCGTCGTCAAAATTTACAGCAGAACCTTCCGACTTGGTTGGTGCTGCTCCGAAACCACTCAACATTACTTCTTCTTCGAATGCTCGATCAGAAGATTCTGTTGTGAAGATCTCTGCGTGTTGGTTTTCGTACCTGTCGTACTCCATACCAAACAAGGCGTTGAGACCTGGTTCCAACTCTTTCGCTAGTTGTGCGCGAGATATAGCCATAAGTCAGTCTCCTTATACGCCAGTCGTTGAAACAGTACCACCTGCAATAGCACCATTCGGTGAATTGAAGGAGTTGTTCAAACGTACGATTAATGGAATGCCAGCCGCAGTAAAGTCTTGGTTCTCAGGGTCATCTTGGATGCCCATGATTCTCAAGTTCAAGTTTGCGGTGACGCCGAGTGTGCTGACACCCAACTGTGCAGAAGAAATACCAGTGGTTGTTGAACCAGAAGTAGCTGCTGCAAAGTTAGCATTAGTAAACACATGTGCTCGTGCAGCCGATTCACTTGTTAGTGAAGCGTCTGAGCAAATTGTGTATAATTGTAATGGGTTGTCATACACAAAACCTTTGACGGGAAAATTAGAATCCGCGCCAGATCCAGGCCAGTAGTTAGAAAAAACTTTCTCACCAGTAGTAGACGAAACGTATTCCGCACCAGCGAACACACCTACGAGACCTACAGTGCCCCCAGTAGCCGCGCCAACAATGTCAATAAAACCAGTGTTAAGCGGGATAACGGGAGAACCTTGGTAAATCGCGTTTGTGTTACCGGAAGCAATACGATACTCGGTCGCACCTGTGGTGTTGTAGCCCTGACCGACTACACCAATCGGACGGAGTCCGAATGCAACGTTAGTATTTGCCATATTAGCAATCCTTTAAGTTAATTGGAGTCGCGTTCACGACCTCCAAAAGTTACACGACTTTGCCGATTATTCTGAATCGGCATTGAAGGATGTTGCTCCTTCATAAGGTCCTGATCTACAGCAGTCATCTGTTCGCGGGTTCTGCCCCCGTAATATGCAGTTCGTTCTTCCACTGTTTCAACAGGTATACGACACAGCATCAGACCACCTTGACCAATGACACCTTCGTAACGACCTTCGTCGATAGTGGGTGCTTCATAGTCTGGATACTCATCTTTACGGACAGGTTCCCATCCTTCACGCAGCTTGGAGTTGACATTCATTTTGTCTTCCTCGCCACGCATTGCGACTCGAATCCAACGATGCACATAACCCGGAGGGGCTTCTGGTGCTTCTAGGTGACTGGGCGGTGCCCATGGTTTTCTGCGAGAGTCTGCCTCTCGTGTGGTAGTTTTTCTTGGTGTTCTATCAGCCATAAGATTAATCCTTCACATATTTAGCGTATTCTTCTAGCGGTACGTTTAAACGTTTCGCCATCGCAATTTGTGATGGTGATAGTTTCACCGACCTGCGCCCCTGTTTTGCTGTACTGCGGGTTGCTGAAGCAGCAGCAGGTGCGACCTGTGCTCCACCCGATTTCTTCGCTGTTTGGAACTTCTGTGGAAACTCCGAACGAATGCGTTTGTCTACCTCAGTATAATACTCATCGGTGTTCGGGTCAAACCCTTCTTCTTCGACAAGCTTCTTATGTATCCCAAACGCAGCGTAAGTCATGACCTCATCCGAACCAAACCATGTGTTTTTATTAGCCCATTCTTCGGCTTTAGGATCTGGTTTGGCCTCTGGTTGAGGCTGCGGAACAGGCTGTTGTTGTGCCTGTTCTTCTACATTTTTATCGTTATCTAAACGACTTCTAGCTATACGAACACGGTCTTTCGCTAACGCAACTTTGGCTAAAGCCTCTTGTGCAGCAAACATCGCGTCTGTATCTCCAGTATCATAAGACTCCTTGTATTGACGCTTCAACGAGTCGATCTCAGATTCTAATCTAGCTTCCTCAGAACTAACATATCCTTTGTCTAAATTCTTAACTTGAGATTTTAACTGATTATTTTCCTGTAGAAGTTTTTCTGCCATACGGACCGCTTCTTCGCGATCACGCTCTTCTTTGCGATACTTCTCGGTAAGCTTTTTTATACGTGCTTGAACTTTAGCTCCATAATCATCAAGCTCATCTTTAGGTTCTTCAGAAGCAGCAACTTCCTCTTGTTGCTCCTCTTCTTTTACCTCTACTTCTACTTTTTCCTTTGGTTCTGGTGCAGATTCCTTGACCTCTTCTTTGGACTCTTCAGGAGCTTCAAGTTCTATCTCTACGCCTTCTTCCTCTGGTTTTTGCTCTTCAATAGTTTCTTCTGCCATCTTTTCCTCCTAGACGTGTTTTATATCGTCTGGTTCTAAGATAGTTGCAATTACTTCGTCGTCGTTAATTATACGAACTTCACCGCCATCAATCTTAAATCGTGAACCAGAATAACGACCAATGCATACCCATTGGCCTTCTTTGCACCATGGCTCAGAGTCATCCCCAAACTTGTCAGGGTCTTTGTAAGCCAGTGGTCCTAGTTTCAATACATACGCTACAACCGTGGCTACCGCTTCACGGTCTCGTATTTCATCAGGGATATATAAACCACCATGAGTTTTGCTTGCACCTTGATAAGGCATAACCAAAACACGCCAGCCTGTTGGTTGAGGCAAGCGGTCTGTAAGTGGTTTGTCTATGAGTGATGGATCTAATACGCGATCTTTCGCGTCAACATATGCGCCTTCGACAGACGTTGAGTCGGCTTCTTGAGCCTCCTCCCGTTCTTTCTTTACTTTCTGCGCGACATGTTCAGGAAGATATAAGGTCTTCGACATCGTCTACGTGGTTCTCCAGCAGGGCTTTAATCTCCTCACGGGCGTAGGTAAGGCCCCGTATCTCACCTACCATGAGTTTGTACTGCTCCCAATCTTTAGCAGCATCATGTGCGAGAGCACTTGCAATATCTTGTTCGCGCTCTCGTAGTACCTTATAGATATATTTTGCGAAATCAACACCGTCCATGAAATTAATATGTTTTTCCCCTGTTAGTGTTATATCTTACGTCGCCGCCAGAAGTAAATTTTTGTGTAAGATTTTTATCTTGTCCTTGAGAAGAATAAATACCCTTATCAGTGTCTCTTACCGCTTTGCCTACTGGCATTTCAGTTGTTCCAAGTTGTTTACTCATTTCTCTTTTATAGCCCATACCTCTTCCTCTTGATATTTGATTCTGAGGTTCAGGACCAGAAAAACCTCTTTTAGTTCTTGGTTCTATAGGAAGATCTGGATCTTTAGGTATTTTTATTTTCTTTTTTCTTGAACTGGTTTCATATTCGATAGTTCCACGACCAACGTTTCTTCCCGTTCTTACACCTTGAATCGCATCCAATCGGTTGCGAATCTTATCTATGACGCTATCTTTCATACTTGCCGTAGGATTGTAGCTATCAGAACCCATAGCTCTAGACACAGCATTTTCAATTCTAGTAGGTAAATCACGCATTTGTCTTTTGCGTTTTCCCTCTAAAGCTTTTGCTGGTCTTGTGTTGCGTCCGCTCATACCAGTCTCCTAACCTATAAGTTCAAAGTGTGGCCCATCAATAAACGGACGACGACCTTGTGACCTGCGTAAATCAATATACGCATTCATCGCTTCTTCCATGGTGCCTTCCCACTTACGGATGTCCATCGGGTATGGCATTTCAGGAGTACCCCAAGCAGCACCCCAACAAATAGGGACACCAAGTGTGATAGCGGCTTCTTTAATTGCATCGGCTAAGTCATCGTACAAATTAAGTTCCCAACTTGCCCGTCCGTTCACATAGGCCATAATATCAAAAGCTTTACCCTCAAGGTGCTTTGACTTCATCGTTTGAGAAGCACCCTTGGCTACCAGTTCTTCCTGCTGTTTTTGGGTTCTCATTCCTTGGATTACTCCGAAATCAGTTTTAGAGAGCGTGATCGCCATCTTCACAACTTCTTGTAATCCTTCATCAATTCCTTCTAGTCTATCAAGACTTCTTCTACTCAGTTTGAAACTCATTACTTTCTCCTTACAAACTGTTTGTACCCTTTCACACCGAAAGAGGCTGAAATTGCAATACCCAAGCTGTAAAAATACCAGTCTGGTGCCTTATGAAGCTGCTCAAAGCCCCTGTCTACAATGCCCTCGGCACCTGGTACAAAGGCCAAAATTAATGGAATTGACAACACAATAACGAAAAATTCGTCTTTCCAGGACGAGCCGCTATTCTCTGCCATGATGCGTTCCCAATCAGCAACGCTTGTCTTTTCTGACAATAGTATCTTGGCCTTTGCTTCGGCCTCTGTAAGTTTTAATTTCGCTTCCGCAGCTTGCTTTGTAGTCTTTGCATCAAGCCAACTACTAGCTAGACTAGCGACTGGCCCAAGGAGTTGCCCTATCATTTGTTACCTCCCATATTGGTGAACCCGAAGTATGCCGCCGTTACACCCGACACAGCAACAACATATACCGCAGCTATATCTGCAAGCAGGTTAGATGCTTGTTCCAGCCCCATCCAAGAGGCAAGCACGATAGCAAAGGGGTATAGAACCATACCGCTCAGAGCAAACCAAGTCATGCGTAACTGTGCGTCTCTCTTCGCATCAGCGTCTTCCATCATACGGCGACGATCCTCAAGCATAATATCGCGTTCGTCTGGATCAATCTTTCCGTTGTCGTTCAAATCGTATTTTGCTTTGGGCATCTGCATACTCCTGTATTATTCGTCTATTATAACCCAGTATAATTAATTTACCATTCTTATCATAAGCTGCAAACTTTTTACCATGTTCTACTATTGTTGGCTGTTCACTTCTAGGCAAGTCACCTTCATGCTGTTGTGTGTCACCATTATCTGAGCCTTTTCCGCTTGAGCTAGACATTCCTCTTTATCCGAATATGTGCCGATCTGATAGTATTGTAGGCGATCTGTGCTAATAAAATGTAAAAATACTAAAACATAAATCATCTAAAATAATCCCTAATGTCGAGCCACCCCATATAATCCAAGTATAACGCAGAACCTACAGCAGAAAATAAAAGCAGCACAAAAATTCCTGCTATCGTAATCATTAGTTCTTGTCGTTCTATTGCCTCACGACGGAGCCTAGCCTCCATCTCACGTTTTTCCTGTAGCACTTCTTTTCTTATGCGAAGCAACGCTTGCCACTGTGACAGGCCAAGATTATTCGTTACCCACTCTCGTAGCTCTTCTTCAGCTTGTGCAGCTTCACGCTCCTTTGCCCAGCGGTCTAACGCGATGCTGTTTACGTCTGAACTACCTACACCCTTTTTTTGTAATTTTTTCTTAGCTGCATCCGTAGCGTCAAAGAAATTTCCTATTTCTTTAGAAAGACTTGCAACAGTTTTACCTGCGGCAAGCCCTGTTTTTAGTCCTGCCAATATCGTTAATGGGTCCATTATTACATCCCATCATTTTTGGTATACTGCATCGTTTTTTCTATAACTGCTATCCGCGATTGAAGCTTTATTATTTCCATATAATGCGCTGCCATGCTCCCGACGTCTTCGTGGAGTATATCTATTTCTTCCCAAATCTCATTGTCTGCATCTTCCATATCTTCATAAAATTCTGCAAGTATGTCGATGATTTCTTGAAGATCCTCAGAGTTTTTTTCAACGTCTCTAATCAGGTTTGTTCTATCAGTTGCATTGTTCTCTACAGTCAGAACATTTACAGTTTCTTCAAGATTTTGTATCGTGCTGGCTTGTTGCGCTGTCCACCAGATGAAGCCACCAATTTGTGCTATCACCACACCTACGACAGCAATGCTGACCTTTGGTAGCTTATCTGACATCTATCTATATCCTCTACGGGCTACAGCATCTCGTTGCACATCGATACGCTCACGATTTACTTCGTTGCGCTCATCTGCGATTTGCTCCTGAAGCTCTAGTCTAGCTGAATCTGTTGTGGCTTGTTGTTCCATTTTCATCTGCTCCAACTCAAGCTTGGCTTGATCGAGCGATGCTTTCTGCTGGCTTTCCATCTGCTTGATAGCCAACTCCTGCATACGGATGTTGACAAGCGGATCTTGTTCTTCTCCACCTGCGCCTTTGTATGTCAACAGAGGCATGACCTCTTGTAGAAGCTGAGTCTCCACCTGTGCTACACGAGCCTCAACCATATCTGGTGCCATAGGTTGCATCATAGGTGGCTGTGCCCCAACCTGCATCAATGCTGCTTGCTGTGCCTGTTGCTGTTGGATCTCACCCTGCACAATTGTACGAGCCTTCATATTAACGTGCTGCAATACATGACTAAACAACGCCGCCAACACCGCTGGTGTTTGCTGTAGTATGCTCAACTCTAACAGTGAAATGTGCGCTGCGATGTGTGAATCATGATCTTGCTGTGGATATGCCTGTGGTGTTTTACCTGCAATCATGGCCGCATTCTCCGATGCTGGATCTTGTGGCTGTGGTTTGGGCATAGGTGGCAATATCTCGTCTATATTCTGCACCTCCAATGCTTGGTACATCCTTCGATAGGCTGCATGTAAGTTGTGCATCTGGGGGTTAGACTGCGCCAACTGCAACTGCGTTTGAGCCAAAGTCACCCGCTGCGCCATCGAAAAGATGTTCGGATCGCTGACTGGGAGGACATCGACCCGGCCATCGAAGTCTTGCGCCTTAACCTGTGATGGTGCACCCGCGACCGCGTACGGGTACATGGGAGGAAGGTTTTCAGCGAAGATACGCGCCAGTAAACGAAACTCCGTTTTCTGTGCGTAGTGCAGACGTTTGTGAATAGCAGACATAACTTTCATGCCGCGTTCAATTACAGCAACGGTCGTGCCCACTGGCATTTCGTTACTCATGTCCCCAATCTGTTGATCAGCCAAAGCTACAAAACGACGACCGTCCTGTACCAATCCGCCCAGCATAGCCGCCAACGTGCCTGATGGTTCTTTGTATGGGAGTGGTATGATAGCGTCTCTGATGCTCCCTCCTGGGGCGTCAATGTCCCTCCACTCTCCGGGCTGTAGTGGCTCATCATCATTGCGTACCCGCACTCCACGAGCCTTAAAACCAGCGGGAAGATTAGCCAGAGTACCAGCGTCGATCAACTGACGTAGCAAACTGGTAGCCGCTCTGCCCAAGCCACCAATCATATGAATTAAACCAAAGCCGTAAAAGCCCAAACCGGGCATGAATTTGTAATGTACAAAGTACTGAACCTTCTTCTTGAGAGGATCGTCCATGCCATAGTTCCTGCGAATAGACAGGATCTGGTTTGAGTTCTCGTCAATCGTAACGACATAGGGGAGCTTTATGCCTGTAGGCTCCCCCGTCATTGGGTCTTTATCTTCGAATCCTTCTATGTCCAGATCTGCATGGATCTCTAGGATCGTCAGCACATCGTCGCTGTAGTTCTTCGATAGACCTTCTAGTTCGTTCACCTTCTGCTTGACAGGGTTCTCATCTGATTCTTCCGAAACCGTGAGATCGACATCGCGGTACATTCCCGCGTATTGCATCTTCTTTACTTCGTTTTCATCCATGCGGAGGACGTGCGTAACCCTCGTCGCCGTCGCCAGATCCGTAGCCGAATACGGCACTACCAGATCCTGCGCTGGAATAAACTTTGATACCGCCCTCTGTTTTGTAGGATCAAAGTATACTTTCTTAAACGTTGACCCCGATAGCGGTAAGTAAAATAACATCTGATCCATGTCTGGATCGTATTCTTCCATAACTTCCGTGATCTGAAAGTTCATAAAATCCTTGACACGAGTAGCCTGTTCCTCACGAGCAGCGTCCTTCAAGCCCACAATATTGGTTCTAACTGGCCCACCCGATGGCAGAAGTTCCTTATATGCCTGTGCTTGGAACTGAGTCACGCTCTCACTAACCATAGGGTGGGTAATGCCGCTTGCCCCTTCAAACGGCGTTGTTCTATCCTCTGACTTGATACCCAATAGGTCAAGACCATTGACGTATGTTTCTTCCCACTCAGACCGTGAATCGAGGTCTTCTTTATAAGATCCCCGTAATTCTGATGACAATGATCCTAGTGTCGATTCCTCAAGAAACTCTGCAAGGTTGGCGTCAAACGGAATTAACTCTTCCTGTGCCATTTCATCTGCCATCATCAGAGCTTGAACAATGGCTCCACCCATTCCGTCGTCTATAACTTCCGCACCACCTTCAAATTCTTCTGGTGCGTCGATAGGGATTTCTACGTCTGGTAGTCCTTCTGTATCATCCAGATCTAAACCTGGAGTAACCATGTTAGGTGGTAATGCCATCAATAATACACCCTTTTACGGGGCCTCCATTCTAAGTCGTCTTCGTTTTCTCCGTTGAGGTAAATGAATCCACCCCTACGAAAACGCATCAATGCTAATGTCATGCTATCACAAAAGTCGTCATGATCGCCATTAGGAAATGAAACTACTTCTTCGACCACTTCATCAGCAAACTTCTCATGCATCGGTGCCCATATCATACCAGCTTCAAACAATGGCGCAACCATGTGCATTCTACTTATCTTATCATTTCCTTTGCCCGGTGAGAACCCTAAAGCTGGAATACCACGTAATCGAAGCTCGTCAATCAACGGTGTACCCGTCGCTTTTGCCTCCACAATCACCATGTCTGGCTCCCAATATTCGTGTTCTTCATGGGCAATCTCCTTCAATTCAGGGAAATTCCACCTTCCCCGCCGTGCATCCAGCAAAATCGCGTGATCTGCCCCACCTTCCTCTGGTTTGAAGATCCCCCACGTCGTAATAGCACTATAGTCCGCTGTTTCCTTCTTGGAAAACGCCGTATCGTACGCCTGAATGATGTAATCTAGGCTAGGAATCTTTTCTTTGTCCCAATCCTGCCACCATTCGCGCTTGATTATAGCTGCTTCCGACGCTGTCGGCGTCTGTTGCCACTGTGCATTCCATTTTCCTACAGGAAGTGACGCTTTAATCGACAACAATGCGTCTTTTTCCCAGAATTCAGGCCATAATGGTTTGTCTGACGGTAGAATTGCAGGAAATTCCACCACTTCCCACTGATCTGCCATCGAATCACCGCTCTGCGCTTGCATCAAACGGCCTGTCAAGTCTTTTTTACCCCATCTCGTCATCACCAAAATGATTGCACCACCTGGTTGGAGACGTTGTCGGGGGCCAGAGGTGTACCATTCGTACGCATTATCGAATGCACTCTCGCTCATCGCGTCCTGTTCCGAGTGTGGGTCGTCAATAATAAACAAATCCGCACCACGACCCGTAACCGCAGCACCAACACCAGCCGCGAAGTACTCGCCGCCCTTGTCCGTCTGCCATTTTCCTGCGCCTTTGTTGTCTTCTTTCAGGTTGGTATCAGGAAAGATGTCTTTATATTGTGGATCGTCTATAAGATCTCGAACCTTACGACCAAATCGTACCGCTAACTCCGTATTGTGCGTTGCCTGAATGATCTTGAGCTTCGGATTTCGTCCCAAAAACCATGCTGGCATCAAATATGACGCAAATTCTGACTTCGAATGACGAGGAGGCATATTAATTATAAGCCTCTTGAGTTCCCCTCGTGCAACACGTTCAAGTTTTTCCGCAATAATCCTGTGATGACGACCCTCAATGAAGTTTTCATAGACATGATGAGCAAACGGCATGAACTTTTCCACCGCCTCTTCACGTAAATCTAACTTCTTCTTGGCCTCAGTAAGTGCCAAGATCTCCTTCAGTGCTTCCTCTGGGAGAGCTTGGAGGTTCATGGTCCGTTAGACCACCTTGTTAATCGCAGGAGCCAAGGTCCCAAGACCCTGTTGCGGCATTGGCATCGCTCTGGGCGGTGTTGTCAGTAATGGGTTTGCCACAACTGTTGGTTTTAGTTGACCCAAGGTCACCGGACCTATCTGCGTATATGGAGATAATCCAGATGGCGAAACAGTTCCGGGAAGCGTGGTCACAGGAGAAACAGGTGTGGTCGGTGCATCAGGAAACGGAGTCTGAAACGGATCAATAACGCACTGACCCTTTTCCGCATCGAACTTATACCCTGCGGGGCATGGATCTTCCGGTCCTTTTACATCCTCAACCGCAACAACCTCCGTTGGACCGTCGTCACTTTCGTTGATCTTTTCTTGCTGCGCTTCCATCGCTTCTTGTGATCTCTGCGCTACGTCAGCCATATATTCGTCAACCTGCTCCTGAGTCATAGACTTGCCAGGACCAAACATCTGCTCTCTTGGCTCGTACTCGTTACCTAACGCCGATCCCAAAATACCACCGCTGGCTATAACTCCCGCTAATCCAGTCGGTGCTTTACCAGACCCAAGAGGCGTTGCGCCTACAGCGTTGGACGCCGCACCAATGCCATACTTGAAGATTCCCTTCTCCGCAGCAGCTTCAGCCTCTTCCTTCGTCACGTATCCGTCGTTGTTGACATCAGCTTCCACGCCACCAGCAGATCCAAATACTTCGCCCGAAATCCCCGGCCCACCGCCGTCGTACATATCTATATCCGGTGGAATCCAAACACCCTGCTGGTTGTAATATCCATATCCCAAAGCATTCGGCTTCTTGTCCCCACCGTCTTTCGGTGCAGCTTTAGCCGCAGTTCCGGCCTCTGTGGTCGTCGCCGTTCCCGCCGTCGTCGCACTCTCCGTCAACTGACCTGGTTTATATGTCGTCGTTTCCGCTGTATTCACCGTTGTCGTAACTGGCTCAACACCACCCGTTTCAACAGGAATCAACTCCGTGCTTTCTTTCGTGCCCGTCGCAACGCTGATACTTCCGTCGTCGTTTCGAGTTACATCCCCGCTGCCACTCGCTCCAATACCCGCAGCGTAAGTAGCCTCACCCGTATCCGTTGGAACTACCAGATCCTGACCCACGCTAATAGTGTTTACATTCGTAATCTCTGGATTTGCCGCCGCAATCGCTGCAACAGATGTGTTGTTATCCGCCGCAATCTTCGAAAGACTATCACCCGACTTAACCTTTACGTTCTTTTTCTTGTCATCCGATTTCGCTGTCGTCGTAACTTTGGGCTTATCGTCCGACTTCTTTGTCGTTGTTTTAGCCGCAGTGGTAGTGGTGGTCGTCGCCTTGGTCGAGGCATCAGCCATCTTCTTGTCATAACTTTTGTCAGCAAACTCAACCTTCTGAAGACCCTTGCCCTCAATGTTCACAGCCTGACCATGATACCCAGCCTTCGATGCCTCCGTCAGATTCTTAAAGGTAGGAGTCTCCGTCTTCGAAGAACTAGAACTAGAAGAGCTAGAACCGCTGTCCGAGGAACTAGAACCGCCGCCTCCACCGCCGCTCGGCTCACCCATAAAAACTCTACGATCAAATAACGGATTAAACAACGAGTACCGCATTAGCTAACTCCTAAACTATAGTTCGAACCAACAAGATTATATCCTCTCTTGCCCAATATACGATTAAACTTATCTACGTTTATACCAGAATCTTGACTCAGGTAAACCATCTTTGCATCCTCAAGCCTCGCCCACTCCTCAAACAAACCCAATAACACCAAACCAACACCCACCTTCCGGTACTCTTCTCGAACATACCATAACACATCTCGAGCAAATTTGTCAGAACTAAAATAAAAATCACTCGTGTGACCCGCAAATACACCAACAGGACGATCCTCATCCAACGCAATCATCAATACATGACCATCCTCAACAGCAAATTTCCTCGCTACCTCCAACAACTTCCCCTCGTCAAACTCAACCAAGCCACGAAAAGAACTCTCCTCAAAGGCCAACCGACCCATCTCACAAAACGCAGCCTCAACAACCTCGCTCAACTCACCACGCAATATCTGATAACCAACCAATAAACTATACCCCCAGTTCGTTGTCCTTGGACCACGGTACAATAAACCCAAATG